TGTGAATGGGCACAAGATATGGATATAGTCAACAGACCTAACGGAGAGACAACGAAACTGCAAGCGGATCTATTGTTAAGTCCAGAGTTGATGAAGTTAGAGAATACTATTAATAATGAAATTTATAGGTTCGCTAAGTCTTTACAACTTGATTTGGATAGACATGGGTTGAAAAGAATTAATTCTTGGGGTAACCTACAAAAGAAAGGGAATTATATTGCAGAACATCGTCACAACAATACTCAGTTTGCTGGAGTGTTTTATCTACAGGTTCCTGAGAATAGTGGTGATATTATGTTTACTACAAGAAATGCCACTTGGATCAATAGTTATTGGGAACCATCTGTGACTGGATATGATGATCTCAATAGTTTTGAGAAAAGATTCCAACCAGAAGAGTGTGGTCTATTTCTTTTCCCTGCACATCTAGATCACTCTGTGACTCCATCATTTTCTAATGAGGACAGATATAGTATCTCATTCAATTACAATCTAGACGGCAAGTTCTTTGGGGATTGTAATAATCATCTCACATTTGAAGTTAAAAAATGATGACTCCAGAAGAGAAGGAACTCAAATCAACTTATAATTTTTATGAGGATACTAAGATGGGTTTCTTTACTAAAGATGGATACGCAGCAGTTCCTTGCGGTAAATCCAAAAGAGTGATAGTATATAAAGGAGAGATCCTACACACATCTCTTAATGATGCCACTGCACGGAATTGGATTGCAAGGCATAGAAAGAAAAGAAAATGAAAGTATTAGTAACAGGTCACAAAGGTTTCATTGGCAGTCATGTCTTTGATTTTCTCAGTGACATCTTTGATGTTGATGGACTGGACAGACCAGATGACATAGGAGACTTTGCAGACGTTGGATGTGCAGACTATGATCTCATAGTTCATCTTGCTGCCTATGCTGCACTCAGAGATAGTGTAGATAATCCTGATAAATTCTGGGAGAACAACGTTGAAAAATCTAAACCCATATTTGATTATTGTAGAAAGTATGGTACTCGCTTGTTGTATGCAAGTTCTGCTGGTGCATACGGTTGGTGGCAAAATCCTTATGCAATAACAAAGAAAGTAAATGAACTCATGGCTCCACCTAATAGTGTGGGTATGAGGTTTTTTAATGTCTGGGCAGAGGAAGGTAGTAGAGATGATATGTTATATGAAATGTTGAAACAAGGAACTGCAAAGTATATCACAAGACATGAGAGAGATTGGGTTCATGTATTGGATGTTGTCAGAGCGATTGCGACTTTGATTCCTAGTTCATTTACAGGTACGATTGATGTTGGAACAGGACATAAAACTTCTGTAATAGAATTGGCCAGTGCCATGGGTATGGGACATCTTCCTATCAAGGAAGACACACCTAATGAACCTGATTCATTATGTGCAGATATCATGCCTCTCATGGAGCTCGGTTGGTTTCCAACTGTGAACATTTTGGATACGGTTATTGCGAAAACGGTCAGTGCGTGATACAATAAATAAGATGAAGTTTATTTCTCAAACTTGTATACAACTATGGATAAGAAGACAGCACTAGTATTGGGTGCAGGTGGCTTCATTGGAAGTCACATGGTAAAACGACTACGATCAGAAGGGTATTGGGTTCGTGGCGTTGATATTAAGTACCCCGATTTTTCTATGAGTGCTGCCGATGATTTTGTTCGAGGTGATCTTAGAGAAGTAGGACTTGTAGCACGAGTCTTAGATGTAGAAGGAGATGCTTTCGATGAGATCTACCAGTTCGCTGCCGATATGGGTGGTGCTGGATATATCTTTACAGATGAACACTCCGCTGACATCATGCACAACTCAGCTTCGATCAATCTTAATGTATTGAACGAACAAGTTGCATTGAATAGATTGTTAGATGTAAACAAAACTAAAATCTTCTATTCTAGTTCTGCTTGTATGTACCCAGAACATAATCAATTAGATCCAGACAATCCTGATTGTCGTGAAAACTCTGCCTACCCAGCCAATCCAGACTCTGAGTATGGATGGGAGAAACTATTTTCAGAGAGATTGTACTTTGCATATGCTCGCAACTACAACCTTGACGTTTCTGTGGCTCGTTATCATAACATTTTTGGACCAGAAGGAACATGGGATGGAGGAAAGGAAAAGGCTCCCGCCGCAATCTGTCGTAAGGTCTCACTACTCCCAGAGGTGGGAGGAACGATCGAGGTATGGGGTGATGGATTGCAGACGAGATCCTTCCTCTTCATTGATGAGTGTATTGAAGCAACTCGTAGGCTGATTGATTCTGATTTTGCAGGACCTGTTAACATTGGTTCTGAAGAAATGGTTACTATCAATCAGTTAGTAGAAACTGCTGCTAAGGTATCAGGTAAGGTTGTTAGAAAGGCACACAAACTCGATGCACCTTTGGGTGTCCGTGGACGTAATTCAAACAATGATCTCATTCGTGAGAAACTTGGATGGGATTATTCACAGACTCTTGAAGAAGGTATCTCCAAGACTTATGCTTGGATCACTGAACAAATTAAATCTCGTCAACATGGCGTAGTTGAAATTACACCAAAGGTATTGGAACATGCGAAAAGTAACTAAGAAAACAATTCAACTTGATAAGGATGCAATCAGTAGTCTAGATGTTTCGCATCTTGCAGAACAATCACTCAACCCAAATGACTGGCTCTCTGCTGGTCAGAGTGAATACCGATTGTATTCTTGGTTATCTACACAATTCAATGATTCTATTATCTTAGATGTTGGTACAAGGACAGGTGGTTCTGCCCTTGCACTATCATACAATGACAAAAATAGAGTTATTAGTTATGACTTAGTTGAGCAAGGTGCATCAGAAGGAATCAAGAAAGATAATGTCGAGTTTAAGATTCAAGACTTTAGATCGGATGACTTGAATTGGGATCATATTTCTATTATAATGATTGATGTTGATCCTCATGATGGAACGGCAGAGGAAGAGATGTTTGAATTTTTAGAAGAGAAAGGTTGGAAAGGTATTGTTCTCCTAGATGATATTGGACCTCAATGGCCTGAGATCGAGGACTTCTGGAATAGAATTACATATCCTAAGATTAATGTCACTGAGATTGGCCACATGAGTGGTACAGGTCTTGTCAATTTTGATGAGAAGCATTCTGTTGATTGGATTTGATGGAGGTTATTATTTCAAATATGGATTATGAAGACATGTATTACGAGACTTTAAAACCTCGTAAGATTTTAGTATTGGGATCGGGTGGTCAAGTTGGAGCATATCTGACTGATTATCTTAATCGTATGGGGAATGAAGTCCTTGAGTTTGATATCACTAATGGTAGTGAACAGGACATGACAGTCATTCCTAATGGTGAACTTGAAGCCAAAATTTATATGGCAGATTTTGTGTACTTCCTCGCCTTTGATGTAGGAGGATCACACTATCTTAAAAAGTATCAACATACTTTTCAGTTCATAGATAATAATACAAGACTGATGGCAAATGCCTTTGGTCTACTTGAGAAACACAAGAAACCATTTGTCTTTGCATCATCTCAGATGAGTAACATGTCTTACTCTCCTTATGGTGTATTGAAGAGAGTTGGTGAACTTTATACTAAGTCTCTTGGTGGATTGATTGTCAAGTTCTGGAATGTATATGGTATTGAGAAAGACATGAACAAGGCACATGTCATTACAGATTTCATCCGTAAAGGGTTTGAGTCTGGTGATATAGATATGATGACAGACGGAACTGAAGCGAGGGAATTTCTTTATGCGGAGGACTGTTGTGAGGCGTTGGAGACTGTTATGGAGACATACCACGATCTCTGTTCTGACGATGAACTTCATATTACTACTGGTGTTTATACAACTGTGTTGGAGATTGCGTCTGAAATTAAGTTATTATTTTCGGGTATTGGCAAGGAGATCACGGTTACTCCAGCACAGTCGAAGGATGAAGTGCAAAAGGATGCTAGGAACGTTCCCGACCCATTCATCCAGAAGTTTTGGAACCCCAAAACATCGGTTCCAGAAGGTTTGAAAAAAGTATTTGAGGAGATGAGGAAAGACTATGAATAAGTATGATGCTGAGGCAGCAGCACTGAGAGAGGCAGTTGATAAAGCCAAGAAGAGTCCTACAGGAATGGACTTTCCTGTTCTAGGACCTGACTCAAAATTTCCTATCAATCTTTATTGTAATGATTCATTAGAACCATCTACTTCGGCAAACAATAGGTCGGTTTACACTAGATGGATTCGTAACGGAACTGGTCTAGTAAATCTCTATGTGAATGGGGAGGCACTAAAAGTCTTGGAGGACACCAGCGATAACCCAAAGTTTATCTGGTTGTTAGAGTCAAGGGAAATTATTCCAGAACAGTATAAATTCATAGAAGAGAATTATGATTTTGTTGCTAGTCGGGTTGATGGGATCTTTACTGCTGATCAGAGACTAACGAATGAGAGTGGCGCAGATGGCAAATTTCTCTATTGTTTATCTAATGCTGCTCCTTGGGTCATGGATAGGGCAGTCTATAAGAAGTCAAAACTTGTCTCAATGGTCGCATCTAACAAAGGATATACTCTAGGACATCAACGTCGCCTTAAAGTTGTAGAATCTTACTTCAAAAAACAAGGTGGTGATGATTTATTTGGTTGGGGATTACCCCAAGAGTTACCACTGACAGAAAAGTCAAGAGCATTGAGAGATTATATGTTCTCTTTTGCAGTAGAAAATGCAAACTATCCAACTTACTTTACGGAGAAGTTGACAGATTGTTTTGCGTGTGGAACTATTCCAGTCTATTATGGAACTGTTGGAGTAGCACAATACTTCAATCCAGAAGGTATCATCTTCCTAGATGAGAAAACACCTTGGGAGAATATTCCTTGGGATAAACTCACACCAGAGTATTATGAATCCAAGAAAGATGTAATACAAGAAAACTTTGAGACTGCTCAGTGCATGAGAGTCGCAGAGGATTACATGTATGGAAACTACTTTGCACAACTAGACCCACTTAGAAATCAGAAACCACAATTAACATGAGTGAAATCATTGACGTATCTGCCACTGCTGTTCAAGATGATCGCAGCGGATGGCAAGCAGAAGATCAAATCGCTGTAGAATATCTTGAAGCATGTAAGGAAGCAGTTGCATCTGATGATGCCTTTGCAAACTTCAAATCCAATCCAAAGTACAAAACTATTCTAGAACATGTACTCAAGGATCAAGGACAGGCATATCTAAACATCTGTAAGGATATGAATGAGGATGCCGTATGGGATAACCTTGAGTCATTCAAGGAGAATGACAAGATTGGTAATCCAGAACTGTATCCGTATCCAGGCATGACTGGTACAATATCTCCTACAACTCTTAGGTATATGAAGAATACTTTTGAGATGGGATTCTTACTTGATGGTGCTGAAGTTGGTAAGGTTGTTGAAGTAGGTGGTGGATATGGTGGACTCTGTAGAGTCTTGAGTAAAGTGTGTGAGTTTGATCAATATATTTTGATCGACTTACCAGAAGTATCTGCCTTGCAGAGAAAATATCTAGATCAGTTTGAAGATCTGAAAGATAAGGTAACATGTATTCCATGTACAGAGTACGAAGAGATTAAAGATGTAGATTTATTCATCAGTAACTACGCTCTATCCGAGTGTGATCTTCCTACACAGATGGCATATTACGATAAGGTTATTACTAATTCAAAATATGTTTATATGATATACAACCTTGTCAACTTTAATGAATTCTATTATAATGATTTCATTGAGAAGATCAAAAAAGATTACACCTTTGATACAGGTCGTGATTATGAAAACACTGTCATTCTAGCCACTAGAAAATGAATCGAATCAAAGATTATAAATCACTCACCATTGATATGGTTGGGTGGTTGTGCAAATATACACACACAAATAATATTAATAGTTTTGTAGTAGGAGTGTCTGGTGGAATTGATTCTGCTGTTGCTTCTACTCTTGCAGTAAAAACAGGTAAACCGACTTACCTTGTAGGTATGCCATTGAATCAAAACAAAGAACAAGAAACTCTATCCGATGCACACATGTATTGGTTAAGTTCAATGTATCCTAATGTGAAAATTCTAAAAGCAGATCTATCAGAATCCTATGCTAAACTTATGTCTGATTTGACAAGTGAGGTAGGTGTGGAGTATACTGGTAATCCAATGGCGAAAGCCAATACTAAATCCAGACTACGGATGGTGACACTATATCATGTCGCTGCCAATGTGGGTGGTATAGTGGTTGGAACAGGAAACAAAGTGGAGGACTATGGAGTCGGTTTTTATACTAAGTATGGTGATGGTGGGGTTGACATTGCTCCGATTGCGGACCTTTATAAATCAGAAGTCAGAGAGCTCGGAAGAGAACTCGGAGTGATTACTGAGATCATCAATGCAACTCCTACAGATGGACTGTGGGAGGATGGTAGAAACGATGAAGACCAGATTGGTGCTTCATACGAACAACTAGAAGAGGCAATGGAAACTGGTGCAGGTCCTGCCTTAGAAATCTTGAACAGATTTAATGCCCAAAACAAACATAAAATGGATCCTATCCCAACGTACAAATTAGAGGTTTAATTTCACAATGAAAATCGGTGTTATCGGTGCTGGAAGACTTGGCATTTGTTTTGCCCTGCTTGCAGAGTCCGCTGGTCATGATGTATATGTTTCTGACATAAACCCAAGTTATGTCAATAAACTTACCGCTAAAGAACTTTATAGTAATGAACCAGAGGTAGAAGATCTTTTACTTCGATCAACAAAACTTAGAGCAACTACTAGTAATATTGATGTTATAAAATCTTCTGATGTTATCTTTACCTTTGTTCCTACGCCATCTCTAGAAGATGGTAGTTACGATTGTAGTTTAGTTGATGAAGTGGTGTCTGATCTAATTAGATCTCCTAATTTAGAGGGTAAGAAATTTATTGTTGGATGCACAACCAATCCAGGCTTTGTTGATAAGGTAGACAAAACATTGGAGGATAGAGGTATAAGTGTATTCTATAGTCCTGAGTTTGTTGCACAGGGAACAATTATCAGAGACATGAGAAATGCAGATATGATTCTGTGTGGTGGCAATGATGAGGAAGGATTTGAACTTATCAAATCAATCTACTGTGGAATCATGGATAGAGATGTAGACTTCTACCCCATGTCTAATACTGCTGCAGAGATTACTAAGATTGGTATTAATTGTTTCCTTACATATAAGATCAGTTATGCTAACATGATGGGTCAGATTCTATACAATTCTGGGTGTGGTGATGAGATCAAAAACGTTCTATCATCTATCGGACAGGACAGTAGGATTGGGTCTAAATATTTGAACTATGGTTTAGGTTTCGGAGGTCCTTGTCTGCCCCGTGACAACCGTGCTTTAGGACACTATGCTGATAAGGTTGGTCTTAAGTATAGTCTTCCTCAAGTAACTGATGATTTCAATGAAGCACATGCAGAGTTCATTAAGAACTACTGTGTAGAAAGAAATGTAGACGGACTACCTTTCTTTATTGATAGTATTGGTTACAAGATAGGATGTGATCTTATAGTTGAAAGTCCACGACTTAGACTAGTAGAAGATCTTTTAAAGGATGGTCACACGGTATATGTTCAAGAGATTGATGCTGTTGTTGATGAATATAGCGAGGAACTAGAAGAAGATTATGGCGATAGTCTTATCTTCGTCAAGAACTATAATGAAATACATGAGAAGACATGGAGGATTGACCTTTGACGATTAGTTATAATCGCCTCGGTAGTAATGGTAGACTTGGAAACCAAATGTTCCAGTATGCCTCACTCAGAGGAATCGCAAATTATAATCAGTATCAGTGGATGATTCCACCACCTGACTGCAATCATAAAGATAATTATGGATTGTTTGATACCTTTGAAATGAAGCATGTAAAACCTGAGAATCTTGGGTTCAATGATGCCATGACAGTAAAAGAATCTACACATGCTTTTGATGAAGGATTATTTTATTGTACAGATGGTGTCAATATAGATGCCTATCTACAGACAGAAGATTACTTTGTACACATTGCAGATCAGATCCTTGAAGATTTCACTTTTAAGAAAGATGTTCTCGAACCTTGTACTGCTTACATCAATAGTTTGGATAGCCCTCCTATTTTTCTTCACATTAGACAGTCTGACAACATCGGAAGAGAAGAATTCCATCCCATCCTCCCGCTATCATATTTTGAGACTGCGTTAGAATTTTGGAGTCCTGATACTCCATGCTTTGTATTCACAGATGATATTGATTGGTGTAAGAAACAATCATTCTTTGAGAACGATAGGTTTATCTTCAATGATAATCCTGAGAGATATGAATATCAAACTATTGATGGCACAGGACAGATGCAGAATACTCTTCTGCCTCAGGTTGATCTATGTTTGATGAGTCTTTGTTCTGGTGCAATCATTGCTAACAGTTCATTCAGTTGGTGGGGTGCATGGTTGCAAAGGGATAGGGGTAAAGTCATCGCCCCTGATCCAGAGAAGTGGTATGGTTCTGCCATGTCACACTTAGATACAAGTATGATGGTTCCTGCCCGTTGGCAGACACACTATTGGTAACATGAGAATTGCAGGGGCTCAGATTCCTGTTGGTTCTAATATTCAATCTAATAAGATAGAGATATTAAAATCATTAGATTGGGCTAAACAAAATGCAGTTGATCACCTCCTAACACCAGAGGGTGCTTTATCTGGATACTGTAATGGTTGGCAAGATAAAGATGAAGAATTGAAAGATGCTCTTAAAGAAATAGAACAACACAATACTGGAGTTGGACTACACTTAGGAACATTATTCAAAGAAAAAGAACACATTGGTTTGATTCATAGAAATCAAATCAGACATTATGATAAGTCTGGAAAATTGAATACAATAACTCATAAGACTTATTGTATTCCCTCAGACTACTGCTTGGGTAGATTAGAAACTGATCCCATAAGATATTTTTACTTAGATTCTCTTCCTGTTGTTGGGATGGTATGTAATGATATGTGGGGCAGTTCAGAAGAGATGGGTATTGCTTTTTGTGAGAGACATCTTGTGGATAGAAATTTATCTATTATATTTCACGCTACTAATGGTATGAAATGGAATAGAAATGATAAAAGGAATGATGCTTTTAGTGGTTATAGTGAGGGGTTCCTCAGAATGACTGCTTTCAAAAGTAAATCAACTATCATTACTGTTGACTCTTGTGTTCCTTGGAGTTGGAATGGTAATGAAGATCTTATAGATCAATCAATTACTTCCACTCCAAGTGGTGTTATAAATTTTCTAGGATGGCAGAAAACTGTACCTAGATATGGTAGACAATTCTTCTATTATGACTTAGAATCAAATGATGAGTTTAAGAATTATGATGGTCGAATGTCTGATGAGTATCCCTACATTAAATTGATTAAATAATGGCTATTTCATTTCAAGGATTAGGTAACGAAGGTAGACTTGGGAATCAAATGTTCCAGTATGCTTTTGTAAGAGGTGTTGCTGCACACCGTGGGTTTAATTGGGTAGTACCAGGCCCAAATGCAGATAGGTTAGACAACTATGGTTTGTTTGATGCCTTTGAATTGAGTGGTTGTCTCCCAGAGAATCAGGGAGAACCATTCTTTGCTAAACAGGAAGTCTATAGAGACATGGCTTTCAATGAGAAGATCTATAATGAGTGTGAAGACAACACTAACTTCTCTGGTAATTTTCAGACAGAATATTATTTTGAAAGTATCTCTGCCGACATTAGACATGACTTTACATTCAAGAAAGAATATCTAGAACCATGTCAAGAATTTATTGATGGGAATGGTGGACAAGATAATAATATCTTCCTACATGTTCGCAGAGGTAATCCTAATGTGACAGGCAGAAGAGGAGAGAAATGGTCTTATCAAATGGTGCAAGAGTATCATCCTATTTGTAAGAAAGAATATTACATTCAGGCACTATCAAAGTTTCCAGAAGATAAGAATGTTGTAGTTGTTTCTGATACTATTGATTGGTGTAAGGAACAAGAATGGTTACAGGGGGATAGATTCCTGTTCTCTGATGCCTCGTATGAGGAGTTTGGAGATGGTGCATCTGTACCATACATTGATCTCTGTCTTATGACACTATGCGGTGGTGGTATCATTGCTAACTCATCATTATCATGGTGGGGTGCATGGTTGCAGAAAGGTGGAGATAAGATGGGTAAAAACTCTATCCAAAGACACTGGCAAGTTGTTGCCCCCGATCCTTGGTTTGGAATTAAGTATGACATGTATGACATGAGCGATTTGATTCCTCCACGTTGGGTTAAATTACATAATGATCCATCATATATTGAACCAGAATAATGAAAGACCTCACCTACCTACTTCCATGTAGGATTGAGACAGAAGATAGACTTCGTAATGTTATTACTTCTGTTACCTATATCTTAAAATGTTTCCCCGAAGCAAAGATTATTGTTAAAGAAGTTGACACTCAATCACACTTTAGTGAGAGTGCTTTACCTCGTATTAAAAATTATGTAAAGGACACATCACAACTCAAACATGTTTTTGAACAGAGTACCGAGACGTTCTTTCATAAAACTAGAATCCTTAATGACCTATGTGTTCTCGCTGACACTCCCATCATTTATAATCATGATGTGGACGTTGTTGTTCCGAAGAACTCACATGAACTTGCTCACCGTGCCATCACGAGGGAAGGATCTGATGCTGTCTATCCTTTCGGATGTGGTATCTATCAGTGGGCAGTAACTTATTCTGATCAACTATTGGATAATTTTCTATCATCACATGATGGATCTGATGCTGACTTTGAAGTTCTGAAAGATGCTAAAGTTAGGATTCCGTCGTCTATTGGATGGGGTCAGATGATAACTAAAACCGCAGAAGTATCTGCTGGACTATGGAATGAAGAATTTATCTCATGGGGTGCAGAAGATTGTGAGTTTTATTACAGACTAAATCTTTTTGGATTTAAAGTTGGCAGAGTTATTGATGACATCTACCACTTTGAACACGGTAGAACATTCAATTCACACTACCACAATCCTAAGTTTCAAGACAACGATAGATTGTGGAACTGGATTAGGACTCAAGATAAAGAGTCCGTTACACAATATTATTCAAAACTAGACTACATCAAACGTAGGGGGGAAGAACTAAATGCTGGCCTTTAATCAAATGGGAAACCTAGGCAGACTAGGTAATCAGATGTTTCAATATGCTGCCGTTAGGGGTATCTCTGCGATGCGTGGATACGAGTTTGGTATTCCACCTTTTGAATCCAAGAGAGTAGATAATTATAGTTTACACAGAGCATTTACATTAGAGAGTGTGGGAAGAAGTAATCTTGCAGTTCTTGATAGAGGTCATGCTCCTGTTGTAATCGAAAAACATTTTGAGTTTGATGAAGAACTCCATAGGATGTGTCCTAATGATGTAAGTTTATTTGGATTCTTTCAGACAGAAAAATATTTTAAAAATATAGAACAAGATATCAGGAGAGATTTTACTTTTCATGATTCTATTCTAGGACCTTGTAAGGAGATGGTAGATTCATTAGATCAGGCTCCATTGTTTCTGCATGTTAGGAGAGGAGATCCCAACCTAGTCGATGCCAGAGGATTCAAATGGTCTTACACCGAATGTTCTGGTCAACACCCTCCACAACCCGTAGAATACTATGAGAAGGCACTCAAGGAGTTCCCAGAGGATCAACCTGTGGTTGTATGTTCGGACTCTCCTGAGTGGGTAAAAGAACAAGAGTTCTTTGCTGATGATAGGTTCCTCATATCAGAACCAACAGACAAATATCCTGATGGATCTTATGAACCATTTGTTGATATTTGCATCATGAGTTTATGCTCTGGTGCAATCATCGCCAACTCCTCCTTATCATGGTGGGGTGCATGGTTACAAAATGGTAGAGGTAAAGTTGTTGCACCTAAGCAATGGTTCGGGCCAGATTACAAAGATAAAAATCTAAAGGATTTATATTGTGATGGTTGGATCGTTACCTAATTTCACTTTTAGTTTCAAAAATACCGTAAAAAAATCTCTGGCTATTTTTTGGTCTGTCAGGTTGAGCAATGGAACGTAATCTAATTGTAATAGATAATTTTTTAGATGACCCAGACAGGATAAGGTTTCATGCCTTATCCTTAGATTATGATAGGATTCAAAAATCTGTGCCAGGTGTCAGATCAAATACTGCTTTGGGTGGTGATCTACAGACAGAGGTAGAGACCAAACTAAAGACTACTCTCGGAGGAGAGATAGTATGGGATTGGACACAGGATAGTTTTTGTTTTCAATCATGCCAAGAAGGAACAGAAACTTGGGTTCATGTTGATAGTCAGGGAGAAGATCAAGGAGAGTGGGCAGCAGTATTATATCTGACTCCCAATCCTATTCTTGATTCTGGAACTGCTATCTATCAGTCTCCCGATAGTGATATGAATATCGGTGTAGGAAATATTTACAATAGACTGGTTGCGTATCGCGGCAAAGTGTTGTATCATAGAAGTATAGTTCCTGGCTTCGGGAACACATTAGAAACAAGTAGACTCACACAAACATTCTTTTTCGATGTCAAATAAAGCCGCATACAAACTTAAAGGATTCGGTCCTCTTTACATTATTAATCTGGATGAACAGCCAGAGAGAATGGAGTGGATGTCAAATCAACTTAAGGAATGGGAGATAGAAAACTATACTCGTATCTCTGCATACGATGGTAGACCCTCTACAGGGGATGATCTAAGTGATATATTAACTGGTAAGTATCCAGATAGTATTACTGCTGGAGAGATAGGATGTGTAACATCACACCTCAAAGCACTCAAACATTTTGTTGAAGAGACTGATGAACCCTATGCAATCATCATGGAAGATGATTGTGATATTAGTATCGCACAGTTCTGGACATTTACATGGAGACAATTCATCTCTAGGATGCCATACGACTGGGATACAGTCCAAGTTGCAGTAATTTGCCCTGGCGAATTACATGTACAGGTTCATCGTAGATTTATTAATGACTTTTCTACTGCATGTTATGTAATAACTAGACATCATGCTCAGAAACTATTGAAACTTCATGTCAGAGGAGAGAAATACAAACTCGACAATGGCGTGAAACCCAGACCTGTCGCTGATGACCTGATCTACAACTCAGGTGCAGCTTATGCCTGTCCTGTCTTCCTATACAAGATCGAACTAGGTTCCTCAATCCATGAGGAACACATTGAGGTCTTCCATAGGGGTAGTCACGATGGTCTCAGAGAACTCTGGAATACAAGAGGTGGGGATATCACCATTGATATGTTATCCGATTTTGATCCTTATCTAGGTAGGATCGCTGGTGGTGATCCCAGAAATCAAGGTCAGGGATAAGTAACACTTGACGCGATATCGATCATGTGGTATACTAAATAAATGGAACTGGCGATTCCGCCAGGGTCACCATTCCATAACAGACGTGTTGTGGGAGAACAAGTATTCCGAATGCCTCAATTACTCGCGCTAGGTCTGTTAAGTTCAAAACCTAACACGAAGTCATGTCGAGACTTCCATCATCTGCTGGTAACAAATCAGCAAGTAAATTAGAGAGAAATTTTAAATGTTCAAAAATGTAATCGCAGCTTTAGCTGCTGCACCCCTTTTCGCTGGTGCCGCGTTCGCAGGTCCTTATGTAAATGTAGAAGCCAATTCTTCATTCACTGGTGGGGACTACACTGGAAATACAACTGAGTTCGCACTTGGTTACGAAGGTTCCAACTGGTTCGTTCAAGGCGGTCCTATCGTAAACTCACCTGACGGTACTGATGGCGACACAGAATTCCTTGCTAAGGCAGGTGGATCTGTTGATTTGTCAGAGACAGTTCTTGGTTATGGTGAAGTAACTTTCCAAACTGCTGATGGTGCAGACAATGGATACGGTGTTAAAGTCGGTGCTAAGTACGTTTTCTAAACATAGATACGTTAGTATATAAAAACAAAAAGACCCCTGTGATTGCAGTGGGTCTTTTTTCTGTTATAATTACAACATGAGAAATCCACACGCAATATTCTCGGCACCATTTTTTGTTGAATCCATCGATCTAGATGAGGTCAATTTGGTATCTGAGGATTTTCAACCTACATTCCTTAGTGATTGTCCTACAACACTGGGACATGATAAGTTCACTGATGAATCATATGAATATGTTAAAGGACTCATTGCAGAGTGCGTACAACAGTTCATACCAGATGATTTTGTGATTGGTCAGGTGTGGCGTAACAAATATGAGAAACACGACTGGCAAGATCCACACATCCACTCAGGGGCTCAATGGAGTTTCATTATTGTGGAGTCTGTGGATCATTCCAGAACTGTTTTTATGAATCCTTCTCGTAAATTAATAATGAATCAGTGGGCAATGTATGGTACTGCAATCTCTATGGATTTCATTCCCAACGTTCCCGCTGGTAATATTATTATCTTCCCCTCATGGATAGAACACTTTGTAACGAGTGGCGGAGAGGGAACTACGATATCAGGTAACATTTACCTTACAGAACCCCCTAGAGGACCAAATCAATCATGAGCACTGGTAGACTATCAAAGGTTGACATGACCGCCAGACTATTAAAGATGAAGAATGGATTGTATGACAAGACATGGTATTCAGAATGGGATGATCGACAGAGAGCAGCAGCACAGCAGGCTCTAAACTGCGTCCTAGAAGTCTTAAAAGAGTACGAATATTAGAACTTGGAAATATTTAATTGTTAAGTTTCTTGACAAAATTTAAACTTTACTATATAATTATGTTACGTTTCTTAATAATTCAATGACAACTGTTACAGAACAAGGCGGAAGACAGAATATCTATTCTATCGAACCTCAGATGACTCTTGACGAATCCTATGAAGGGTATGGCAAGAACGCTGAAAAAATGAATGGACGTTGGGCTATGCTCGGTTTCGTATCATTACTTGTTGCATACACAACAACAGGTCAAATCATCCCAGGCATCTTCTAAAGGAAGATTCCAATCATACACATTTTAAACACATAAAAGGTACACTATCATGACACCAGAAGCAGAAAGATTTAACGGTTGGGCAGCTATGCTCGGTTTCGTTGCAGCAGTAGGCGCATATGCTTTAACAGGACAAATTATTCCAGGCATCTTTTAATGACAGATAAGGAATCAAAATCAGTTGCTGAGAAACTTAATGGCAGACTTGCCATGCTTGGCATCATCGCAGGGTTAGGTGCATATCTAACAACAGGTCAAATAATTCCTGGCTTTGTGTAATGAACTCAGTAAAGAGACAACCAGTACCATTTAAGGTTGTACCATACATCTTTATGATTTCAGTGATCGTAAGCACGACCACTAACGCAGTTGGTATGTTCTAGGGTCAAATTTTTTTACCCTAGAACTTTACAAAACTAAATAAAAACATAGGATAAATTTACAATTCAACACAAAGGGATAATAAATGAATGAATATCAGTTTATTGCCGAATCATTTCCGTATTGGAAAGCATTAGTCTGGTGTTTATATCCCATGACTGTTCTCGTATTGTTTGAGTTGTTTTTAAGAGCATCGGGTGACGATGACGATGATGACCCCGAAGGTGGGATAATGACACCAGTATACCAAGGAACATAATGATTTACACATTAACATTTGCATGTGCAGTAGCATTTACTGCAATCAACGGACTACCGTTCGTATTTTCATAAACTAATAGCTGAGGAGTACAAGCTTAAATGACCAAACAATTTTTAAACATCCCACCTGCATGGTTGGGACTTGCAGAGTTCGCGTTCTTTGTTGCAGTAGGAACTGTAGCAGGATCAGTAGGATTAATATAATGAACTACCATGATGTAATGGAAGTATATAAACGCCCAATGGCACTAGAGTTTATTCCTAGACTGTTTGGTTGGATAACAGTATTTGTATTGTTATTCGGTGCAAGTCAAACAGCTTACGCAGAGACATTGTGGGTACAAGTTCCTCAATGGTCTGATGATTGGTCTAAATGCGCCGTAGATGTACCAGATTCATCATGTCATTGGTATGTTGCCAATGCAGACAACACATTTGGAGAAGGTTTCAGCTGGGAGAATGCTCCTTGGTTTAGTGCAGAAGGACTTTTAGATGTGAAGTCGAATGTGGTACAGGGGTTGCAGAAAGTTGGATAAATCATTATAATAGAACTATAATTTGAGTGAAAAAAATCTGGAGAGTATGGGCAAAAGCACTTGGAGACAAGTCTGGTAGGTCTGATAAAGAGGCCGATAAGATTGCTTTAATAAGAACTTTTATCTTTGTCCAACTAGTAGTAACTAATTGTTTTATCATTGCAGGCAACATTCGCCATTGGAATGATCACTACACACCACCACAATACGAAAGAAATGCCAGCACTAATTTGTAATTTACCCTCCTATCATGTGTGGGTGCGAAAAGAATACCTAACAGATCATAAGAGTGGCCACGGAGAATTTGTAGAGGGATACTGGGTGTCTGCAAAGTCTATCCCAGGCCGTGCCTTTTACTTTGAGACATACCTACCAGAGTATGCAGCGATGTATGATAAGTTACCCATCAGTGCTTTCGTAGCATCACCAGAGTTACCAACACCAGACCTGACACTTCACAACTTACAGTTCTGGAACTGTATGGACTATGGTGTAGTAGCAGTGCAGAAACAGTTCATTGGATCAATGCACTACGAGATCATGACTAGAGATTTCGGCAATCAAACAGGAACATACATCTGTACTCTTGACAACTATCATCAGGACATAGACGCAATAGATTATTCTACGAGTGAACAACCACCAGAACATAAAAGTTTTAATCTTTTAGAGCTTGACAATGGACAATTCGCTTTGTACCCTAACAATAGGATGAGAATTTATGATAACAGTCTGACTCCTGAGAAACCAACAGACCCCGACTTCAAGGTGTCTACTGTCTACTATCAAGTAGAGAACGGTCATGATCGGGATGGACTGGGATCAGAAGAAAATTATTTTTGGAAAACTAGCAAAGAACGACATGAATCAGAATGAAAAGGATCCACTGCTCGATGAGTTGGAGGAAAGAATCTCCGAAGGACCTATAGTATTCACGCCTGACGAGGAGTTTCTGGAAAGGTTAAGAAAAAAGAAAGAAATCCAAGAAGACACTTGACAGAAGTGTAAAGTTCTGTTAACATATATAAATGTAGGGGTGTTGATTCCAACATCTTTCTGACCCGCTAACCGAGACCTATGGGTCATTAAATTACGTCTCTTATACCTCCGCCTGAGGGTGGCGAAGGAATATTTTATCGGTGTATCCCTGCACTATTACCTAACCCTTTTTCAAATGACAACTCTTTCACGTTCAAAACAACGCGGTGGTCTCCTCTCAGGATGGGACGAATTCTGCAGCTGGGTAACCTCAGTTGACAACCGCATCTATGTCGGCTGGTTCGGCGTACTGATGATCCCATGCTTGTTGGCAGCAGCAACATGTTTCATCATTGCTTTCATCGCAGCACCTCCAGTAGACATCGACGGAATCAGAGAACCAGTAGCAGGTTCTTTAATGTACGGTAACAACATCATCTCTGGTGCAGTTGTTCCTAGTTCAAATGCTATCGGACTTCACTTCTACCCAATCTGGGAAGCAGCATCACTCGATGAGTGGTTGTATAACGGTGGTCCATTCCAACTTGTAGTCTTCCATTTCCTAATCGGCATCACAGCATACTGTGGTCGTCAGTGGGAACTTTCATACCGTTTAGGTATGCGTCCTTGGATCTGTGTTGCTTATTCAGCACCAGTGTCTGCAGCATTCGCTGTATTCTTAGTGTATCCTTTCGGTCAAGGTTCTTTCTCTGATGCAATGCCACTTGGTATCTCAGGTACTTTTAACTACATGTTCGTGTTCCAGGCAGAGCACAATATCCTAATGCACCCCTTCCATATGCTTGGAGTGGCTGGTGTCTTCGGTGGTTCATTATTCAGTGCAATGCACGGTTCACTCGTAACATCTTCTCTAATCAGAGAAACAACTGAGCAAGAGTCTCAGAACTATGGTTACAAGTTCGGACAAGAAGAAGAAACATATAACATCGTTGCAGCTCATGGCTACTTCGGTCGTTTGATCTTCCAATACGCATCTTTCAACAACTCACGTTCACTTCACTTCTTCCTAGCAGCATTCCCAGTGGTTTGCATCTGGTTTACTGCAATGGGTGTGTCAACTATGGCATTCAACCTTAACGGATTCAACTTCAACCAGTCGGTTGTAGACGCAAGTGGTAAAGTGATTCCAACATGGGCAGACGTGCTTAACCGCGCTGGTCTGGGTATGGAAGTCATGCACGAGCGTAACGCTCACAACTTCCCCTTGGATCTCGCTGCTGCTGAGTCAACTCCTGTTGCTCTTACTGCACCTTCCATCGGTTAATAACTTAACCACATCGCAAAAAAAACAAAGGGGTCTTCACGACCCCTTTTCTTTTGCTTACACAAATAATTTAGATGTTTTTAAAGGTAAAATTAAATGGTTGCGTCTACATTACAACAACAACGGAGGGGATGGTTTGATATCCTTGATGACTGGTTAAAAAGAGATCGGTTTGTATTCATCGGATGGTCTGGTCTTCTTCTTCTACCCACTGCTTATCTGGCAATTGGCGGATGGATGACTGGAACAACATTTGTTACCAGTTGGTATACACACGGTCTTGCATCTTCATATCTTGAAGGGGCAAATTTCTTAACAGCAGCAGTCTCTACTCCTGCTGATGCTATGGGTCATAGTCTTCTACTTTTATGGGGACCAGAAGCACAGGGTGATTTCATTCGCTGGTGTCAACTCGGTGGTCTCTGGGCATTTGTTGCACTGCACGGTGCTTTCGCTCTCATTGGTTTCATGCTTAGACAGTTTGAAATCAGTCGTCTCGTAGGAATTAGACCATACAATGCTATTGCGTTCTCTGGGCCTATCGCTGTCTTTGTCAGCGTATTCCTCATCTATCCACTCGGACAGTCCAGTTGGTTCTTTGCACCGTCGTTTGGTGTTGCTGCGATATTTAGATTCCTACTCTTCCTACAGGGTTTCCACAACTGGACGCTGAACCCCTTCCACATGATGGGCGTTGCAGGTATCCTTGGTGGTGCATTGCTTTGTGCCATTCATGGTGCCACTGTAGAAAACACGCTGTTTGAAGATGGAGAACAATCAAATACTTTCAAGGCTTTTGAACCTACGCAAGAGGAGGAGACTTACTCGATGGTTACTGCGAACCGTTTCTGGTCACAGATCTTCGGTGTTGCTTTTAGTAACAAGCGTTGGTTGCATTTCTTTATGCTATTCGTGCCCGTCATGGGTCTCTGGACTGCTTCTATCGGTATTGTTGGACTCGCTCTTAATCTACGTGCTTACGACTTTGTATCTCAGGAGATTCGTGCAGCGGAGGATCCAGAATTTGAGACCTTCTACACTAAGAACATTCTTCTGAATGAAGGACTCCGTGCTTGGTTGGCACCTGCTGATCAACCACATGAAAACTTCATCTTCCCAGAAGAAGTATTACCTCGTGGTAATGCGTTGTAAATCTCAAATCTTAAATCTTTCAAAACCTTCTCTCTGAGGGGGTTTTTTTTATGTCAACTGTGGTATAATAACAGAGTGAGGCAAGGGACTATCGCATATTGGTTAATGCCCACTGCTTATAACGGTGTGAACCGAGTTCAATTCTCGGTAGTCCTATTCGCCACTTTAGCTCAGCTGGATAGAGCAACGCATTTGTAATGCGTAGGTCGTCGGTTCAAGTCCGACAAGTGGCTCCAGACTCAATAGCTCAGATGGATAGAGCAACTGCCTTCTAAGCAGTCGGTCGTAGGTTCGAGTCCTACTTGAGTCGTTCGGGAGTGTGGTGGAATCGGTAGACACACCAGACTTAAAATCTGTTGGCAGAAATGTCGTGAGGGTTCGAGTCCCTCTTCTCCCATAGACAAAAGATCATTTGATTGATATACTTATTGTATGTTGAAGTCACTTCTTTACGACGATTATTCAGTGCCCTTGGGTAAAAGGGTAAAGGATTTTGATGTCAAGGTAACTAACATACAGTGTGTGAGAGATTTTATAGAGTCATGGCACTACTCTAAGAGTGTCAATGGACTCAGAATATCTCATGTGTTTGGACTTTACTGTGACTCTACCTTGATAGGTGCAATGATATATGGTCCTCTAGGTATGGCAAATGCGTGGAGGAAGTATGGAGAGAGTGAGAGTGATGTCATTGAACTCAGGAGACTATGTTGTATTGATGCCACTCCCAAATGCACTGAGAGTTACTTCATAGGAAAGACTCAGAGGTGGTTGAAAAAGAACACCGACCACAAGATCATCGTGTCCTATGCAGACGCATTTCACGGTCACAGAGGGGTCATATACAAGGCAACTAACTTCAAACATGAGGGGTTAACTTCGCCAGGCAGACTCATACAGTACGGTGATAAAACTTATCATGATAAGGCAATCAGAACAAAGTATAAGAATAAATT